AAAATCAGTCGTGGCTATGGTGACGGGCGATGATCCCCACACCACATTTCCAGTAGCCCCAGCGTTGCTTGACCCTCCGAGCAAGGTGGGTGCCGTGGCACCGTGCCAGTTTGTGCCGTTACCTACCGAGATGTTGTTGTACACATACCCATTTATCGCGAATGTGCCGCCAGAAGTTCTGTAGAACCCATAGTTCACGCTCTTAACTACGGTGTTGTTGGAGATGTTCTCAGCAAACACGTAGTCGTTAATTTCTATGCCGTTGTACTGACCGAGAATCAGACAATTCTTGATGACCGATCCTGATGATGCCGTCATGGTCATGCCAGAACCTGCCGAAGCTGTGGCGTTCTTGTAGACGATCATGTTCAGCACAGAGCAGTTCACGGCATTGATGTTCAGCCCTGGATTCGCATTCGCGGAGGTCGTTTGAGTCGTGAAGCCGTCAAGGTTTGTGAAGTGCTTCGTCAGCCCGAGCTGCCCATAAGAGCCATATGTGCAGTCGAAGATGTATCCAGCCCCAACAACACCGCCGTGAAATGCGCCGGACCGAACACCGTTCACTTTCGACGTTACCGTGCGCACGGCTGATGGTGCGGTGAGGTTCAGGTACGAAGTCACCAGCTCAGTGAAAGCCTCCCCCAACTCGCATATTTCCTCGTCCAGAGCGGATGCACCCGCCCTCGCTGTGTTCCATGCCACTAGCCCGTCATAGATGCGCTCGCTACCGGATGAGCCATAACGTGCTTTTTCGTCGGTCGTAAGCCCTGAGAAATACGCACCTTTTACCGTGTGTGTTCCCGATCCTGACGACGATGTATTCACCCGCCCGGTGGACCCACCAGCGATGGCATGTGCCGAAGTGTCGTACAGGTTGAATGTGTTGCTGGCTGTGGACCTTGCGTAATACGTCGTCCCCGCCGTAACACCCGTTGGCAATGATCCAGTCGTTGAAAACGCAACACCAGTACCGTCACGAAGCCCATGGTTCGTCAACGTTACTACAGCGGGAGTTGCGTTGCTGATCGTGACGGTCTTACCCGTGCGACCAGCGAAGCAAACGAGGCTGTAGACGGTAGACATTAGGCGAGAATCTCAGCAGGCCGGGTTGATGCCAATAGCCCAAGCGCGACATACAGCCCTAGCACCGCTGCCGTGGCCGGATCGTCCTTATTGACTACCGTTGCTGCTCTGTAATCCTCTAGCCCACTGCGCACCGCATCGCGCTGATCTTCTGTGAGCTGTGTGTTACCTTCAAACGTGGCATTAAACTTGTCGATAAATTTTTGCTCATTAGATGTGAACAGTAACCGCCATGCTCGCTTTGTCAATTCTCTATCTGCGGGTTGTGACGGTGCTTGGACTTCTGCAGTATGGTTGCAAATATCAAATCCCATACCCTCCCACGGATACGGCTCGTCAGCGGTGTAAGCATGTACTACTTCACCTGTGACGCGGTTTGTAACGATCCAAGTTGTCATTTATGCAGTCTCCCAGACGATTAGCGGTGTCTCTGGCATCGACAGTTTGAAGGTGTCGTTTGTACTGGAGACTGTGGTTTTGAAGTCTATGACTTTCAGGGCGAATAGTGTCTCTGCGTTGTAAATCATAGCGTAACGAGCGGCTATTGTAGCATTCTGCCAAGCGATGTCACCTGTGAAAGTCATGCTAGCGCTGGTGTCAGATTGGCTGTAAGTAGGAGAGGGAAGTGTCTTTCCGCCGGGAATGTAATTAACGCCCTTAGCCTCGCCTGCAGTGGAGTAGCGATCTTGGTTATTGAGTGATAGGAACAAGGCAACCTTGTAGGTGCCTACAGTACCTTGTTTTAGAATCCGCAACAGTGAGTCAGGATTCATCTGGAGACTCCGTTCGAGAAGTCTCTGTCTCCACCACTTCCATTGAAACTACTCTGCCATCTTCGTCTCGCACCACCTTAACCGTCTTGTTCGCAGGCTTCTTCTCCTGCTCCATCTGCAAATTCAGCGTGATCGGCTGCGACTCAACCGACACCTGTACAGGTTTTTGCGCTTGTTGACCCATAGCGTAAGTAATGTCTTGCATCAGGCTCACAGCTTTGTCTGTGGAGTCCATGGCGCGGCTGGTTTGCTGTTGCGCAGTGGCTAAGAGAGCGGCTGTTTCCGCTTCTGCCTTTGAGGGAGGGCCTTTGGGCTCTTTCGGAGTCTTTGGCGTCAACGACTGGTCGATAGCGCTGGTGTTTGAGGTAGGGTTTTTATTTTCTGAGGTGGCAGTCTTAAACATGGTGCCAGTGAGCGGCTTATAGCCAGCCGGTGGCAAGTTTCCTGTTAGGCGGACACAGGCTTCTTCGTCGGTGATCATGCCCAGAGACAGTAGCTCTAGCACTCGACTCTGTTCCATGGAGCGGAATGCCTCTAACTCAGCCTCCGGTCTCAAGTCTATGGGAGCGTAGGTGAATTCGACGTAAGTGTCATTGCCGAGGATTCTTACAGCGATTGTTAGTGCGCGTGAGTAAATCTCATTTAGCTTTACCCGAATTATGTTGGCACTCTTGAGGTACAGTACAGCCTCTGTGCTTGAGGAATTTGATGTCCCTCCATGCCCAAGCACGACAGGAAGGGTCTTCGCGCCGGAGGCTAACTTAGAGTTCAGGACACCTTGTATCCTCTCTATGATAGCCGCAGGATCTTTACCGCCGTCGATGTAATTGTAAGTTATGCTGTCGTAACTGACCAGCGCATCCTCTGGGGAGAGGCCATTGAGCACAGTCTCGACTTCTGCTATGAGAGCGGCTTTATAGTCGTTAAATTTAGCAGCGTCTGACAAAATTTCTGGTGGCGTCAACTTCTTAACTTTTTCTCCGTCAATCGTAGCGGTGAGCCTTGGGAGGACTGCTCTCTTTAATGCTCTACGGGTATCATTATTGAAATCTATGTCGGCCAATACAGGTGGGATTGCTGCTTCTAAGTAGGATGAGCTATAAGCCGATAGCAAATCCTGATCGAGAGATATGTAGATGACAGTTGGAATATCAAGGTCGATCTCTTGACCTCCAATTACCTGAACCAGTCGGAAGGAATTTTCTTCCTCATAGACTTTAAGCTGAGAGCTTGCTATTGGATTGAGCGATGCGGGGATACGGGCTTTGTCTAGGGCAACCTCCAAACAGGCTGACCCCTCGATGAGCAATTCAAGGGCTAACTGCTCACTCAACGATTGCAACGTCTGTTGGGTACCAAATGATCCGTCCACTGCACCTAAGTATGTAAGCCTACGCAACAACTCATGTGCAACTCCAGTGGCTGCGGGATCAATTTGTCCATCCAAATTGCGTGCGACTACAGTGTATCTTTCTGGTATTCCAACCCGCAGCATCGTTGTGATGGCGCTGGAAAGTTCGGGACTTACATGGTACAGCTGACGGACTATCTGCTTGGTGCTGCTGAGAGAGCGTGCGGATACCAGCCGATCTAATGTGGAAATGCCACGATCACTTTCGCGCAGGGCTGCCGAGGAGGCTGTAACTTGCTTCCTGTAACCGGGGAAGGAGATAGGTGTGTTTGGGGCCTTGGGCAACGGAGGCGGTGTCAGAGTAGCCGCCTCCGGCGCAGGAGTGCGAAAGAAGTCAGACAGGCGTTGAAGGAGGGTCATGGTGCGCGATTCTACGACAAATGCAACGGCAGAGCTTGTGTTTTGAGCTTAAATGACCGCACTAAGCCTAAACTTCCACTGGAACAGGGTTCTACCGTACCCCTCAACAGACAAGCTAAGTTGAGGTACGCAAGCGCAAAAAGCGAATGGTCATTGCCATCTGTTTTGTTCCAAACAAACTGTAACTGCTCACGAACAAAAACTTGAGTGCGTTTCATTGATAACAGATGCGCTAGGTACTTGTCATCCTCACTACTAGAGATACGTGCCGTCAACAGTGCTCTCGCCTTTAACAGCAACAGTATTTCATCCAGAGCCCGTGTTCTATTGGCTTTCACAAGGCGCAAATTCAGCTTACCTTCCTCCGCGTCAGCCACTTTCTCTTGAATACTGAATAACTCTGGAGAATTACCTACTGCAAATGTACACCCATAACTGTTCGGATCAAAATCGCAGATTCCCATAATCATGGATGTGTACGGATACGCATCATGCACTGACACTGCAATTCGGTACTGCTTCATTAACTCCTGCCTTCTGGCTATGAAGTTTGTCACAGGTATTGATTCTCGATGCACGACTAGCAACTCACCCGCCTGCGTCTTACGCCCTATAGCTACAGTACACAGTAATCCGATATCTGCACCTAAGTAGTGCACTTCGCTGGAGTCTAGGCTAGTTGTGAACGAAGCTTTTACATCTGTATCAGTTATTTGCTCATTGTCCTCTGTTGAAGTCTCTCCCAGCACCTGATTTAACCATTCTGATCGCGTATTAAACTCAGTAGAAGTCCTCACTAAGTAAGCCGGTTTTAGCACCTCACAACAGACCACTGGATTCACGTAATATGTGCTGGCCTCCCAACTCTCTTCCGAATTTTCGCATACCCACTCTAAACGCGATGGATGCAACTGCGGGTCTTTTCCACAGTTCGGACAGCTCCAGTGTGCGTTCTTCCAATCCAAAGTTTGAATATTCGTTCTGGTGACTTCAGAGATGTCAGCTGTATAGCCGGGTACTTTCATATCTGTGTGATAGCTAGGCAACCACACATGCCCGCAACAGTAGCACTTTGCGAAGCTCCTGTACCGCTTAGAAACTTCTGCCTCCTTGCTAATACCTATCCCAGGAATAGTGGGCGTTGAAAATTGCTTGATAATAGCAAGTTCTGATGCTTGCAAACGGGAGCGAAACTGCTTAAGCACATCCGGGTCTGAGCGGTCGATCTCGTCGGCCACTAGACAGTCTGCAGAAATAGACAGGGCTGCCGTCTCACTCTTCGCGCCACGACAGAAGAGAAAATTGTTTCCGATCTGTTTAAGCTCAACTGTCGCTACGTTCTTGTCGGCCAACTGCCGCAGTCGTGACGACTCGCTGATTATAGGGTCTATCTTAGTGGTTACAATTTTGCTCGCATCGGTCTGACTCGGAAGGGCATACACAACATTAAACTTCCGCTGTGTCGCCATAGCGGCTAGGAAGTACGCTATCGTAGCAGTTGTGAGTCCGATTTGGGCGCATTTTACAGTGTTTACCACCCGAGAAGTGTCGTTTACTATGCGTTTTTGAAAGGAGTAGCGCCCTGACATGTCGAATTTGCGACCTTCTAGTCGCAAATACTTCTCAATCCAGGAGGATAAATTAGACAGTGAGTAGACATCCCTCGCTCCGTCCTGCACTCTACGTAGATGCTCAAGCATTCAATGCCCTTTCATACTCCTCCAGGAAGGCTTCTCGCAATTCTGGGTAAGTTTTGAGTGTATTTATGAGTACAGCTTCGATCTTTGTGATCGTCTGGGTGTTGTGGAGTGTTTCTTGCGTTTTTGCTATCGTCTGTAAGATAGCAGCGATTGAATTAACCGCTTGGACCTTCTGATTTAGAGGTATAGATTCATCGTGCTCTGCATCTGACAGTAGGAGTTTTGCCTTGTTGTAGGCCTCAAGTAACTCCTGGGACAGGTTTAGTTCATCTAGGCTGGACAGTAGCTGTGGTTTGGGTTTGGGCGGTGGCGGGAGGTGCAGGAATGGGTTTGTCATGGTGTGTTGGTGTCCTGGGTACGTTCTAACTCTATGGCACGGCGCATGGTCCGGGTGCTGCAGTGACAGATTGTTGCCGCTTGTTTGGTAGTGTATATGTGAATGATGACTTTTTGGGCCATCAGCTG